GCGGCTGACCTGCCAAACCAGTTCTTCCTGCTAACGTGTCACGGATAAGCTCAGCAACAGCTTCCTCTTGTTGGATGTCTGGGCTTTCATTAAGATAAGAATCTTGAGCTGCCTGTAAGTAACTAACCCCATCCGCATTAATCTGTCTTCGAGAGACGTTTTCTAAAACCCCCCACTCAGCATCAGTCCATAACTTCATCCGCTTAACCGCATGAACCATTTCATGGTCTACCAGACCACCGAACTCTCTCTGTAGTTGTGGAGTGTCCAGTTGCTCAAAGCCTCTGACCCGATCAGCGCCTAGAAGAATCGTGCGCGTACTGGGGTCGAAAAGAGCCTCTACTTCTTGAGGATCGTCCATGCGAGAAAGAACTTGTGGATCGAGATTGTAAGCTACGTTGATTCCAATATCGTCAAGACCACGGCCTTTTAATACGCCACGCAAGTTGGGCGCAATAACTTCAAGTTGCTCTTTAACCCGTGCACGGCGAGCATCTTCATCGTAGGCTTCGCCTAGATTTTTCAATCGACTTACTGCATCTTCTCCTGCGATGTCAGTGGTAGGCTCTGTGTCTGGGAGGTCAGGAGTAACGGTCTCTGGAGTTATCTCTGACAAGTCAGCAGTAGTGGGGAGGTCACCGGGAAGGTCTTCTGGGGGAGTTTGAGTGGGAGTAAATATAGGAGTCGCTGCACCGGAAACACCACCAAGAGTGCCTCCAGCAATACCCGCCATGTAAGCGGCTTCGCCATATTCAGCGTAAGCCTCATCCGACATAACGTCTAATCCAGCTTGCGCTCTTTCAATAATTTGTTGAGAAATTTCAGTCGGTATTTCAACCGCAGCTCCGCGAACTGCGCCTTTCAAACTGTCTTGTGCAAGATTAACAAGAAAGGAAGACGATCTAACGCCTCTAGGTTTAGGTGTAATTCCAAGTATTCTGGAAATTATAGACCTTCCAAAAGTCATGTAAGTACCGAAACCTTCCGCTGCTGTTTGAGCAGCCGCAGCTAAAGCCGCGCTTTCAGTATCAATTTCAACAGGTCTTCCTTCTGCAATATCAGTTTCTGCCTGCCGCTGAATATTTTGAGAAAATAACTGTGGAAGAATTGCGGAACCAGCGCCTATAACACCCCCTGCAATTTTAGCCGCAGGGTGAGGAACCATCCCTAGAAGGCGGGAAAGACCACCAACCAACCTGCTTCCTCCAAATGCTCCAGCCATAGAAGCAAGGGTATTGGGAGCCTGTGAAGCTACTACTCTAGGGATTGCCTGAAGAACTTCTCCTCCAGCCCCAACAAAGCCTTCCTCCTCGTAAGCTGTCATAACGTCAGCCATCGTTGCTGGCCTGCCTAACCGCGCAGCAACCTCATCACCTTTAGCTATCGCCTCTAACGCCGCCTCTTCAGGATCGGAAAAAGATTGTGCAAAAGCAGGGTAATCAATTTTTAAACGCTCAACCCCTCGCGTCCATTCGTCCCCAATAGTGCTATCGAGAGCAGAAGGATCATCGACAACATCAGGCTGCGATGGAACGCCAGACAAAGAAAACCCCTGCTGTGTAGCAGGGGCAGAAGGAAACTCACGGCGTAGAACCTCTTCAATAGATTCTGGTGACATGTCATCAGGAAACTCTACTTGGGTAGGTTGACCTCCTTGTATTACCTCAACTATCTGCGGCATTAGGACTGCGGAACCACATATCTAAATGTGCTAGGTGATCCTTCTGGGTTTCTTACGAGCTGACTTTGATAGGAATCAGCTCGCGTGTCCATTAGAGTGCCCACATCACCCATCAGCATATTCATCAACTGATTAAAAACTTGGACTTTTCCTTCGGTAGTTTCGGTTCCTTCTATAAAAGTATCCTCCATTAAGTTCTCGACTGCTCGCATAGTAGCAACCTTTAACGTATTGTAATTTCTAGCGGTTAAACCGCCTTCGCGAACCAGTTGCGCCCTAACCTGTCTATACCCAGCATCAGCTCTGGCAATTTGAGCTAATGACTCCAAACGATCCTTAGAGCCTTGGGTTTTTTCGGTAACCGCCGCAGCTTCTAACGGAGCCACTGCCGCCTCACCCTTTGCTAAAGTATTGCTTGCCACTTTTACGGCCTCATCCATTCCAGCGCCCATATCGCCTTTAGCAATGCCAGCACCAAGAGCTGCCATACCCAGATTAAAAGCACGACTTTTTGTTTCTGCCCGATTTTGGGCAATCAGCGAGCGCAAACTTTCTGCACTTTCCTGCTGGGCATCACCAAAGGATGCGTGTTCCTCTAACAGCATATCCATCACCTCGTTATCCGAAGTGCCGCCTACGGTAGTGCCGCCTGCTGTGTCGATTATTTCTAATCCCTCTCCTTCAGCTTCATCTAAGCTTAAACCACCAGAAATGTCTGCCGGAGCCATAGAGGCCGTACCCGTATATTCCGTTATAGCTCTGGCTGAGTCTGCTGTTATAGCACCCTCACTTGTTTCCTTTATCTCGCCGTCGCCATCAAAAAAAGATGTTATTTTTTCCATCATGTCAGGATGAGGTGCATACAGGTCTGGCATATATTCACCAAGTCCATCCTTAATAGAGCCGCCCAGTTCTTTTGCTGCTTCAACCATATCAAAGTTTTGCGCCCACTCTCTCAAGCCCAGATCGTCACCTAGATAGTTTTTAGCGGCGTTGTAGGCATCGGTTCCGCTTTCAACCATATCAAAGTTTTGCGCCCACTCTTGAATGGGTTGAGAAAGCCTTGCCGCAGGCTCTCTCACAAATCTATCGTAAGCAGAACCTACGTTGCGTAGACCTTCTTCTCGTTGTAGGGGAGGATCGCGTAGGTCACCTGTACCCAAAACAGTAGCAAAGTCTAAAACAGCCTCTCCAGACGCTGGCCCTAGAGTACGAAATACGTCACCAACTTCTGTAACTCCCTCACGCAATTCCAACCCAGCTCTCTCTCCAAATGGCATCTTCGATTTAAAATCAGAGTCAAGATGCCTGTAAGGGTATCTCTCTTCATCGGCAACTAATTGGTTGAACCGATCACTGGCCTCTTCCCACCTAGTTGGTGCGTCAATGTCACGGCCAGTTCTTTGCTCATACTCTATCTCAGGGCTAAGACTTTGCCCTTCCAGTACATCTAAATAATCTAAAGGCGCTACCTCAACAGGCTTTGCTTCGGCGTTATCAGTAGAAACATTTGAGGCTGGGCTTTGATACTGAACGCTCCCAAAAGCAGGATGATTATTACCCATAAAATTTGACATAAACCCAAGTTGATTGGGGTTTGTTCTTCCAAGGTACTCTAAGTCAGCCACAGAAAAGTTATCGGGATTTTCGCCTCTAGCCAAAACGACAGCTTCTCCGTTTCGCAAATCTTTTAAGGAGCTAGGAACCTGTTGTCCTTCCTGCATCCGTACAACACCACCTGTACTTGCGTATTGAACTCCCATCCCTGCCAGCCCTTGTGGGGCATCACCCACGGGGAACGGAGGTGACGAGGAGTTAGGTCGAGCAGGGACAGGAGAATTTGGAAGCATACCTCCCATGTTAGGTGGAGGCATAGGAGGCATGTTAGGCTGAGGAACTGACGCACCTAGACCTTCCGCCATGATTTGATCTCTTACAGTGGTTGTGGGTTGAGGCTCACTAGCTTCAAACCGATCACGCATATCTGTTCTTCGTTGTATTTCTGACAACACCAAAAACTGAGGAACTTGCCCAGAAGGAGCAGACATTTCCTGTTGCAACGCAGCATCAGGTAAGCCTTTAATAATGTCTTCTTGCTCAAGTATGTTCATGAGCCACCTCCCCAGTTTCCGCCACCACCCCAGCCACCAGTAGCGCCGTATAACCCAGCAGCACCAAGGCCAGTTCCGAGAAGTTGTTGAAAGCCAGAAGGCTGGTCGCCATAAGAGCTTTTGTACTGACCCGGACCTACAGGCACTCCTCTTAACAAGCCAGAGTAAAGGTTAAGCTGCTCTCTGGGGAACGCCTGTTGACGTAAGAAGTCCTGATAACCCATATCAAGACCTTGTTGAGCAAGCCCTCTACGCCGCTGTCCAGCAGCCTCAAGTTGCCCAAGTCGATCATATTCCATTGACTGACGAGTTCCCGCCAGACCTGCTGCCTGTCCTGCTGCCGCACTACGCCTGTCTACATCTCTACCGAGCGTATCAAAGCCTCGCATAGCAATGTCAGCCTGCTCAGCTAGACCTTGCCTGTTAAACTCTGCTCGCTGCATATCTGCCAGACGGTCTTGTTCAAACTGTTGTCTTGCTTGTCCTATGTCTTGAAATCCAGCCTGCCGATTAGCTTCACCATATTGCAAACCTGCTTGCACATTAGCCTGCTGACGTTGAAAGTCAGAAGCTCTGTCTGCATCAAAAGCCTGTCGAGCCTGCATATAGTTTTCCATATCTCCGCGAGACTGAATGTCTTGCAGTTGCTCTCCAAGATTTCTTTCCCGCTCAGACTGCATGATTCCTTCACGATAACCGCCAAGCCCACCGGACATAGCAGCTTGAGCCGCTATCTGATTTGCCCCTTTTTCTGACTCGTCACGGGCTAGTCTTTTTTGACGGTCAATGAAGGTCTGTTGGTAGGGGTTCATATAACTGCTCAGAACACCTGCGTCACTAAACTTATCTAGCTCAATGTCTGAACGAGCCAGATCATCTTGAGCTAACAGATAGTCATCTTGCTCTGCTGCGGTAGTAAAATCTCTACTCGTCAAATCAACATCAGCAAACTCTGGCCGTCTGGCTGCATACTCACCTACGTCCTTGCCTAGCTGCTCTGTAACTTCGTCAGCTTGCAAGGCTCGTTGATAAGGACTTCCAGCCATCACTTCACGCATCGTTCTCTGCGATTCCGTAAAGCTTTCAGGAGTGCCTGCTAATGCCATTTCCTCGTAAGCTTGCTGAGCGCCAGCTTCATAGGGATCAAAATCCGCTATTCTTCGAGAAGGATAAGTTTCATAGCCAGTTAACGATTCATAAACACCCCGACCTAACAGGTCTTTATAAAAGGGAACTAGCTCACTAGGTAATTTTTCAACCTGTGTAACTGTACTGTTGCTACCGCCGCCGCTGCTGCCACCCATTATATGTCCACCTCTACTAGAGTATTGACAGGCTCAAAGTTATGACGCTTCCAAAGACGTACTATAGAGTCTCTTCCAAGACCTTGTATCTTTGTTGCTCCATGAGCTTGTAATAATGTTTTAAATTTTTCAAATTCCGGTTTCTTCGTTATCCATCTGCCAGCAATCGAAGTGACAAAAGCCACTCGACTCATTGGGTAGTTAGTAAAAGAAACAGTAGCACACCCTCTGATGTGCTGGTCTTTATCCGCAGCCACTACCAGTAACCATTCTCCGCTAGTCAAATAGGACTGAACATGGTCTGCGTTATAGTCAGGCTTAACGCCTTTGTTTTCTGTGCCTTTCTTTAAAGCCGTAGCAATATATTCTTTTACATCAGGCCAGATTTGCTGAATGTAGTTAGGCTTAACGTAGGTAATTGTGAGTTCGCTCATGCAGGCATTACCTTTGACAAGTCAAGAGGAGCTGGCTGTCTTCCGCCAGAGCGAGCAAGTCGCACATTATCCATTACCTGATCAAGCACATCTGCGCCTGCGTCAGAGTTTCCGTCTCCTAGTCCTGACACCACATCAGCAGCAACAATATACTCACCCGGAGATACTGCCACCTGTTGAGTTTCTCCAATCATGCCCATGACCTCATCAGCCATGCCACCACTGGAACCTGCAATCATTCCTTCTGTTTGTGCGTCTGGAACAATAGACTGGAGAACCGCGTCTCTTAATTGTCTAAATTTTTCTATTCCATACTCGTCGATAAACAAGTTAATTACTGAATCTGCGTCTTCTATATTTCCTCTAATGGCTTCTACCGTCATAGTTACCAGATCGTTGTAATCTACTTCTGGCATCTCTTGCACAACAGCGGTCTCTTCAACAGCTACCATTTCGGGAGGGATTTCCTGCATCATCTGAGGATTAACCGGAGCATCAGCCAAACCACCCGCAGCCAGTTCCACCGGACCCATGCCTGTCATAAAGCGTCTTGTCTGTCCTCCGCCACGATAACCCATCATCTGGGCAATTTCTGACTCAGACATACCTGCATAGTCACCCGGAGTGATGTTTGCTGCTGCTTGCGCCTGTGCGTCAATTACATCTACTGGGTTGGCAGCTTGTTCATAAAAGCCTGCTACTACCGCCTCGTCTATATCTAAAGCTTCTGCTACTTCTGCCGCAGAAACTCCTTGAGACATAGCGACCTGAGAAAACTGAAGCGCTTGCTCTTGCGTATAGGGAGGCTCACCGAAAGTATCAGTAACGTACTGTCTTATCAGACCAGAACGGTTTCCGGGTTCGCTTGCATCTTCTCCCGCTGTAGCATCCGCAGCAGCTTGTGCGTCAGCAGCAGCTTGTGCGTCAGCAGCTCTGTCGTTGGTTATAGTTTCAATTTCATTAAGCACATCATCTACATCAACATCGTACTGGTCGGCTATGTCCTGAGCAGTAAAGTCTCCACTCACTACTCCGTCTACCAAAGCGTTAATGTCTTCTTGGGTTACCATGAGGTTATTGGTTCCAGCAACACCAGTTATGTCTCCACTGGCAAGAGCCTCATCCCGTTCAAGAGCGGCAGTGGCAAGTCGATCATCCATGATCCCTGTGTATTCAGCTATAACGGCATCTTCATCTAACCCATAACGCGCAGCTACCTCAGCGGTAGTAGTTGTCCCGTCAGCAATCATGTCTACTAAAAGATTTCGATCTTCATCTGTAGATGTTGCTGCGTTAGTTCCAAGAGCAGTTCCAGCAAAAGGATCAGTGGTGGTATCTGTTGTAGTTGTAGTGGTGTCATCGCCTCCACCAGACATAGCCGCATCATATTCTTCTTTTGTTATATCAATATCCCACTGCGTTCTACCCATACCCTCAACAGCCTTGTAAAGCCATTGACCATCTGGGCCTTTGTATTTGTAATAACTGGTGGCTGTTATATCAGTAGTATCAGTAGTGTCAGTCTCGGTAGTTTCTAAAGAGTCTAGGTAGTCCTGATACTGAGTTGCTAGGTCAGAATCAAAAGAACCAAAGGTTCCCATAATAGCCGCCTGACCTTCAGTGCTGCTTAAATCAAATAGCGTTTTAATTTGCTCTAGCTCATCGTCTGTTAGATTTCCGTCACCTAACAAAGAAGCAACAGTAGAGTTGCCCATAGTATTAGTAAATGCTCCTCCGTCCGTAGTGGTAACCAGATTGCCGTCAGCATCATAAAGAACAGCGGTGTCATCATCGTCATCTACTATGATTGTTGTGTCAGCAAAATCAGCAGCAGCTTTGCTGTCAAAATAGCCAGTTGGACACACGCCAGTTATGTCTGAAGGAGACGTAGAATAAGTCCCATCACCATTAGAGACATAACAAGTCTTTTTAAGAGTGGCAGCAGGCGCTGTTTCACTAGAGCCGACAGGACAGCTTGGATTTACACCCGTAACTGGGAAAGAAGCTCCCCCGTCTTCAGGATAACAAGTAATAGTGCTTTCGCTGTACTCGTTATCTTTTACTGTCTTGGTCTCTCCGGTTTTTGTATAAATGGGATTACCATCTTCGTCTACCGGAAGATTTCCATCCTTATCTCTTTCATAAACAACAGGAGTAGGAGCGTTTCCTGTGTCACCACTTAACAAGCCAGCTAAATAGTTATTTGCCCCAGCTCCAAACAAGTCAGCGTAGCGCTCAATAGGACGATCTTCTATGTGGTCAAAGAACTGAAACTCTTTTTCAAAACCATGCCGATAATCGCCCGGAGGCTTTTGCTTATGAATTCCTCGCAAGAAGGACTGTCGTTCTGCCCCAGACCCCTCTTCAGTGTCAATAAAATAACCCCCATCTGTAATTCTGGTTCCTACATTGTCGATTGCTTCTTGCATATTTTTTTGTTTTGCTGCGTTTAGCTGCTCTTCAGAAGAGCCACCCCCAGCAGTGACGTTATAAGGATCAGCTCCTTTTGCTAATACGTCTGCTGTGGCAGCCGGAGTGGTAGTAACTACGTTCGCTATAGCATCGTTTTCATTTTGAAGAGTGAAAGCATCATTACCTTCAGTGATTCCTGCTGAGCCAGAACCAACTCCATGTGCTGGATCGTTGCTTCTATCGCTAGTTCCTTGGTAGGGATCGAAATTATCTAAATAACTCGTACCCGTACTACCTTCTACATAAGAAGAGTTGTAAGGAATCGCATCTGGGTTGTTGCCAAAAAAGACTTCATCATTAATGGAAGCTTCATACTCTAATCGAGCTAGTCTTTCCGCCTCGGTCTCACCACCATTAGCCATTCCAACAATACCGCCTGAAGCATAACGTCCCTCATAAGGGTTACTGGCATAACGATTGCCTCCGCTCATTGGAGGAGGAGTACCCATTTTGCGTCTTCGGTCTCTGTCGGCTACACCAACAGCATTGTCAAAAACATCCTGCCATTCCTGAGCATAAGCTGTATCAGTTGCCTCGCCTTCCTTACGCATTTTTTCCATGAATTCTTGTTGATCTATCTGGGCCGTAGTACCTAGACCCGTAGCTATAGGCAGCATAGAGGAAGGACTCATGAGCTGCGTACCTGCTGCGGCAAGACCTTCTCTACTGGTAAAACCTCTGCCCATGTTTCCTAAATTTTGTCCAAATGTAGCTGGCGGTGCGTTTTGCAACCCTTTAGCCGCATCTAGATAAGCAGTTTGCTGGGGAGAAAAAGGAACCACAGCATCTTTGGCTGCGGCAGTTAAGGGGTAACCGGGAACAGGATTCCCTCCAATTATTGCTGAACCCAAATCAGGTGTTGCTTGGGTTCCTAAATTAGCTGTAGCCCCAGCTAAAGTATCAGCTTGACTAGCTGCTTTTCCAGCCTCGCCAGCAGCACCAAAAACCTTACCTAAACCAAATCCTGTTACGCCACCTATTAAACCTTTCTCGAAATCTCCTGTAACTGCCCACGTAGCTAAACCAGAGCCTAAAGCTCCAGCCAAACCTGCTCCCAGTGTTCCTCCTAAAGCCGCTGTACCTAACGTGCTTCCAATCATCGGTGCAAGCAATGGAGCAAGCATCGGCAGAAACGCTTCTGGCTGACCAGTGTCAGGGTTAATAGTTAGCTGTCCTGTCGGTGACATAGCTGCCAGACCGCTGACCTCAGCGGGATTCATGTGGACAAGCTGGGTGTCACCAAACCTTCCTCTTTGTGCTAACTGATTTGCGGTGCGCTTTAATGGCGGCTGCATATTCATATTTGTAATCCTAACTGGTTTCCACGCCAAACAGGTTAAAACTCATGCCAGTACCGCCAGCATAAACTTTAACCACATCAGCTTGGTTAAGAGTCATTCCGATAATTATGGCAAGCGAATCATTCGCTGCCACTTCTTTGTCGTAATAAAGATATTGCTTGTTATCAGCGCCTGCTCCTGCCACATGGACAGTCAGGCGGAAAGTCTGTGCTGTTCCGTTGCGGTTACACACCACCAGAGAACTCACAGTCGTTAAATTAAGATCAGGAACCGTATAAAGTGTTTCTGTTGTCGTAGCTGCGGCATCAAGCTGTCCCAGTACCTTAATCGCATCAGCCATTAGAAGCCCCCATCAGCAGAAATTGAAACCGCTTCATTGCCAATGACTCTTCCTTGCTTACCTTTTGATTTATTTCAGTAATGTTATCCTGAACATCGGCAAAAGAACGCTCAATGGTTCTTCTCAAAGTAAGCTCATTCTGGAAGTCATACGCAGTATTTGCCGTAGGCAATACTACTGAGTTAGTTTTTTGTGCCACTAACGCCTCCCGTCTGGTTTAACGTCAAACCTCATCTGACCAAGAGTCCATCCGTAGCCAGTCCCTGTACTTGCAAACCTGACAATAGATTCACGGGTACGCGCTCTTATGAATGACTGGTTAGTGGTATTAGTAACCGTACTTGTTGCCAGCGTGGTACTGGAGTTAAGAGGAAAATCTTTTCCTTTTAAAGTAACCGTCATTGCTGCGCTGCCAGTAGCTCCACGAAAATGAAAATCAGGAATCATGCGGTTTACAAACATGAACTCTTCGCCATCTCCCATTTCAATACCCCCTGACTCAATGTAGGCATTCATAGCACCGCCATCATCGTCATAACCATTCTCATGGTTGTACAGGTAATTCTCGTTACTGGATACTATATTAGTAGCCGCAATCGGAAAGGTTCTGGTGTTTGCAGGTATCCACGCACCTCTTTCCAAGGTTCCTACTGCCCACGAATCCTCAAGGTAGTTGTAAGAAACGTAGTTAGTACATTCTGTGTTACCACTACCAACCGGATAGAACCAATAGACCTCTGAAAAATCGAGACTGGCAGTAGCAAAAATTTTAAATTCTTCTGAAGCGTTAAGATTACTAAACACATAATCCAGCACGGTACATTTAAGCCGCTGTATTGCTCCGTTATAAAAGTAGAATCCTCCTCTGTCCATGAAGAACACCATATCGCCAGCATTGGTAGCCGCGTTAGGTGAAACCATCGACAAGCCTTCATTCACCACATCAAACTCATAGGTAAAAGGCGCTCCAGAGAACCGCATGGAGTGAATACTGTTGTTAGTAAAAATCAGTATTTCCTGCCGCGTTTTGATGGCTCCAACGATATAAGAACCCGCAGTAAGTGTTACCCCTCCAGAGGTATTAAGAGAGGTAGGAGTCCAGTCAAACGGACTTTCTTGGTCAGACCAACGCACAAACAACGGATCAAGTGTTGCACTACCAATAGGGGTGCAGCCAAAACAAATCGTATGACGATCTGTATCTGAGACCATTACCTGCAACGCAAGAGTGGGAGGACTTACTGCTCCTGCCTTGTCAACAAGAGCAACTCCTCTTGTTCCTGTGCCTACGCTTTCGTCCCAGTAGTAAACACCACCACCACGAACACAGAAAAGAAGATCATTACCGAAAGTGTCCTGACTCCACAGCCTAAGCTGATTGCCAGCACCAATAGGCGTTGAACCTCCCCAACCTCCGCTACCCCATGTGCCTGCTCCGAATCCAGAGGCAGAGACATAGGTGTTAAGACCTGTATTTATCTGATACTCGCCAACTACAGCAGCCCCACCGTTGCCCGTGTCTAAGGCATTGGCTGTTACCGTAACTCCTGCTGTGTTCTTAGCTGTAATAGTGTAAATATTTGCATCGGTAATAGAGGCTATCTGGTACTCCTGATTAAGCACCGCAGCAGTAATATTGCCGCCCAATGTTACAGCCCCAGAGAAAGTTACAAAGTCGTTAACTACAGCGCCGTGGTTAGTGTTAGTAACAGTCAGCGTTGAAGAGCCATTAACAGCCGCAAAGGTTACCGCTCCAGCAAGCGTAGTAGTTCTTATCGGGGTGACATCGTTATAACCAGCACCCAGATTTATATAAAACTTCAGGTTGGTTCCAATTCCCAGATAGTCAATAGCCGACTGAGCTACCCAGTCTAACAAAGAGCGACATACGCCTAAGAATGCGTTAGCTGAATACTTTGCCCATCCGCCTATCTGTTCAGGTCTGCCCTTACGAAAGCGGATTTTGTCAGAATCATACCAACCACTACCAGCAGTTAGCTGGGTTCCTTCCTTGTCTATTCCGGGCTTGAATTCGTACTTAACTAGCATCTACTACTACCCTTGACCTGTTAACAAGATGAGCTGCCTGAATATCTTTTTTGTTTTGACCAGTATATTCAACAGCGTGATGATGTTTTAAAAGTTCTTTACACAACCATTTCTTGCCCACTTTAAAATCCCCAAGGTATCTACCGTATTTGCCTTTTTCATGGGTTCTCAAAATGACCTTTGTACCTACTGGCATAAAGGCTTCTACAAACTTTTTAGCTAAAAGCCCGAATTTCTTTTCTGTTTTGTCACGGGTACGAGACTCGGGAGTATCAACTCCAAACAAACGAATGCGGCCACTACTCCCACGAATAACGACATTCCAACCAAGATCAACATCAACATCGACAGTATCTCCATCAACGATTTTTACAACAGTAGCTTTGTACTCATACATAGGTATTTGTCTTAATCATATCAGTTACTTCCAAGGCTCGACCTTTTACTTGCTTGGCCCACAAACTGTCTAAAAACTCTACGCTTGCTAAGTTATGGTTGCCTGACTCCATATGAGCAATAGCTTTTTTGAACTTAGAAAATCGAACCCGGCCCAGATTAAAGTGCATATTGATAATTCCGTCACGCCTAGCCCCATCTTCCAGATCATTAAACCAAGGGTATTCCTTGGCTAATTCTGCAATTGTTCGAGCTACGTCATTGCTGAGCATATAGTCTATTTCTGTGTCGCTTATGCCCATGCCTTTGTTAGGGCCATCAGGGTGGATATTCCGTCCCGCGCCAATGTGCCAAGTACCAAACTGATCCTTATACGCATGGTTTTTAACGCCTTCATGACGCTTGAGTTGTGCAATTAACTTGTCCATCTTAATTTCCGTTATGAGAGCTTCCGAAGTAGAAGCTGGCAATGCCACTAACAAGACCCCCAAGATAACCAAGAACGAGGTTGACAATAGCATCGTCATTGCTTTCAGGAGCTTGTAGCGTAACCATAAATATATACGCCAAAAACCCAACCATTGCCAAAATTGCAATAAGCTTGGGCGTAGGGTCTTTAGCAAAAGTCTTTCTTGCGTCTTGCCTATCTTCCGTTTCAAGTCGAAACCCCTCGATATTCGCAGTGAGCTTTTTTATCTCTAATTCTGCGTCTTGCAGCACTTCGGCCTTTTCTGGTTCATTCTCAACCACTTCTTCAATCTGTTCTATGCTGGAGTTTTCTGGCATTCCTAGCTTTTTAGCTGCCAGCTTAATTGCCATTCCCGCAATAGGATTGCTGCTGGTTACTGTTTTAAGTAACGTAGGAGCCAATGCTCCTAGTAAACCTTTAAGTTTCATAAAAGATTAACCATAACTTGATAAGAGCTTCCACATTACTAACCGCTTTTGTCAGTTGCTTCAGCCTCTTCCTCCTCGACAATTTCGTCAATAGTATCGCAAACATCAGGAACCGCTATGCCAGTTGTAACTTCAGTAGCTACGCGACCTACAGCCCTAATACCTTTATAGACTCCAGAGCAATACAACTCTTTATTTGCAATCATCTCTTCTGAAACTGTGCAAGAGCTTAACCCTACTAACCCCACTAATAATAAATTACGCATTTTGAGATTTTCCCCGTGATAAAAATTTTAACAGCCTCTTCTTGTACCCCGGCATAAAATGGTCAGATATGGCTTCTTTTTTAGCGCTCATAAAATCCCGCCTCTTTAGCTCTGAGGAAGGATCAACAAAGTCATCGCCATTGTTAGCATGGAATATGATGCTTTGACTGACGCTAGGGCCATAACAAAGGCGCGGTATACGCGCAACCAAGTCACTTCCTGACACCACAGACACCTGATCTTTTAAGTTCATTGGACGCTTAAAACCTTTAAAGAAAGTATTAGGCTTGCCAAAGGTAACTAACGATAACTGCGTGTGTTTCTTGTGTATTTTTGCTGCTGACAACTCAGCAAGAGCGCCACCTAAGCTGTGTCCACAAATCAACGTAGGTTTATCGAAATCAATATGCTTCTTTATCTTGCCCCAGACAGAGGCGTGAGCTGCGACAAAACCTGAATGGCATAGCCTGCCTGCATAGGGAACAGGAATTGCACTAAGATTAAACAGCCAGTCGCGTAGCTGTTGAGTGCCGCGAAAACAAATAATGTCATTGTGTTTTCGTTTAACCACAAACGCAGTGGTAGAGGTAAGTCTTGATTCTATCTTTATGGCGTTTTCTATCTCGTCTTCATAAGCCAAGGCCGCATACTTACAAGCATTTTCCAGTACATACCGCTCAGCTTTCGCCATATTAATTACTCATTGTCATTAAGTGGATTGTCTAGCATTTGTTGAATTCTACTTTCCAGATCGTCTCGTATCTCTCTTAATTCTAAGTCTACATCTCTAAGTGTATCGTTTACCCGCTCTTCTAAGGCATACACATCGTCTCTAAGCTCTCTAGTGGTATCTGCCACGGTATCCTCTGCCGTCCTTGCAATGCTCTCAGACTGCCTCACATCGCTTTCTATAGTGTCTATCTGGTCATTAATGTTTGCCAACATACGCTGATTCTGGGCTTGCATAGCATCGGTTTCATTTCTTAGCGAGTCTTCTACTGTATCAAGTATACGAGATTGGTCTGTAAGCCGTGTTTCTAGGACTGCTAAAGCCTCATCGTAGCCACTAAAGTCAGGACTGACATACTCAGTAATGGCGGTCTCAGCATCAATTAAGCGCTGGTATACTTCAAAGCCGCCCCACATAGACCCACCAATCGCCCCCAAAAGAGGAACTATAAGGAGTATCTTGCTGCCGCTTATCGTAGCTCCGCCAAACTCTAATTCTGTCTTATCGTTCATACTGTTGTCCTACCAAGTCCTGAAAGCGCTGTGCGCCCTGTCCTTGCAAGGCTCTTACATTTCCATCTACAGGCGCATTTCCACCGTATATTTCTCTGGACTGATACCACTGCTGCTGATCAATCAAGTCTATGTTGTACGCCTCTACGCCTTCAACTCTGCCCATCAGGAGAATGGTTAAAGACTGATCGTCAAATCCACCAGAGTCTTGCATTCCCTCTAGCTGTGAATCTTGAGCTTGCTCAATCTCTGCACTGGTCATAGTTTGTATGGCGTTCTCAGCCCTGCGAACAGTCTGCTGCTCTTCTACGCTAGGAGGAGCAACATCAAATTGCCCAAAGTCTGGAGCCTGTTGGCTTAGAAACTGACCGACACTCTGACCTGCACCTAACGCATCGTTAAAGTCTTGCTCAAACTGCATCTGTTGGGCTGAATCGCCTAAATCTTGTGTAGCTTCTAACTCTTCAGACTCTTCTGTTTCTTCCATCTGTACACTAGCAGTCTGGGTAATGATCTCTTGTTCTACTGTCTGAACATCGAAAAAGCCCGTATCTACCTGCTGAATAACCTGTTGCTGCTGCTGTTGTTCTTGTTGGACTTCCTGCTGTTGTACTTCTTCCCGTCTGACTTCCTGCATAGCAAGCTGTACATTGCTTATATCACCGTAAACCGCATCTATTTCGGCAACCGCAGTAGAGGCAAGTTGTTCTGTTACTTGAAGTAATTCAGATTTAATGTCTAAGGTATCAACGGCAAAGTTGCTTTGAGTGGTGCTTACAATGCCTACGCCGCCATAATTAAAAGACATATCTACCGATTCAGAGCTGGTAAAAGAGCTTTGGCTTTCCATTGTACTTTGCGAGTTGAAAGAGCTTTGAGCGGCAAAAGCGCTAGTCTGGGCCACAATGTTTAAAGCAAGACCAGTAACATCAAGAGGCGAGGCCGTAGGCTCAACTATTATTGCTACCTCTTCTACTTCCTCAATAATTTCTTCTTCAATGATCTCTTCTGCCTCTACAATCTCTATAACTTCTTCTGGCTCTTCAATTACTTCTTCTACTTCTACAATTTCAATAATCTCTTCGGGTTCTTCAAAGATTTCTTCTTCAAAGACTTCTTCGACTTCTTCAATAATTTCTACCACTTCAATCGGCTCTTCAAAGACCTCCTCAAACACCTCTTCCTCAAAAACCTCTACGATGACTTCTTCAAACACTTCCTCAAAAGTTTCTTCAAAAACCTCTTCTATCTCTTCAACTTCAATAACTTCCACAACCTCAATTACAGGTAGGTCATCAATTCCATCATCACCACCAAAGCCAAAATCATCCCCATTAAAAACATCGTTATCAACCACAACAACAATAGTATCTTGCCCAGTATTATCTTCATCGTAACCGTCTAAGTCATAACCGTAAAAATCTTCTTCGTTATAACCAAGCGCGTTATCGTCATAGCCTAAAGAGACAATCGTGTTGGTGTCTGTAGTGTCTGTGTAATCTACCCCGTCATCATCGTCATCAACAAAGTAATAGTCAGTTACGTCATCCCCATCCACAACGTCAGTGTATTCATCTGTAGCGTTTGAAGTAAGAACAGTGTCCCAATACCCAGAGCAAGACACATCATAACTGGCATCTGCCGCGCACTGTTGTGCTGTGTATGCTGCCTCATATCCGGTGCATTCAGAGCTATACAAAGCGTTAGCATCACACTGCTGCGTTAAGTAAGCCGCATCGTAGTTGCTACAAGAGGTACTAAACAATCCACTACTACTGCACTGACTGGCAAAGCTGGCAGCATAGAGGCTTCCCCCGTTCTCCAGAACAGCACCACCAAAAGTAGAATCCCATGAATCCCAAGTAGGATAAGCGTTGCTCTTGTCATAATATCTATAGGTTCTATGAACTGTGCTGCTGTTTTGTTCGCCAATCAATACGTCATGCTTGGCAATATCTAATGCGCCATAGCGGTATTCGTAACTGTCGTTAGCCCACAAGATCGCTTCAAAGTTGTTGCTCCCTCTATGGTTCGGATAGCTGTACTCTTTCATGCCGTACCAGCCAAACACCACATAATCACTAAAGGACTTAAACAACATCTTGGAACTGTTATTACGAATTAAATCAGTCCAAAAGGGGTAAAGCGTTTGATCCCTGTAAGGCAAAGGCTGTGGAGTGTAATCACTACAGTTAAGCCCTGAAAAGTTGACACAGCCATTAGTGGACATCTTTGCGCGTGTGTAATTGGTTCCGTAAAAGTCAAAGTCAAAACCGAAATTAGGACTCCAGCCAGAAACTTGGTCATCGCCAGCGTTCATGTTAGTAGTGCCTGACATTCCTGACAGGTCAATTAGCGCTTGCCCACTTTCGTAAATATAAACACTGGGATCGCTAGTGCTTGCGCCATAAGCTGTAGAACAAAACACCAAGGCTAATAACCATCTCATCTTCTGCCCCTGCTGCCGTAACGCCTGTACTGGTAGTCAGATTCTATTTCTTCCGGCTCTTCTGCTTCAGCTTCCCAAGCTATCTGAGCTTCTTCGCCTATTAACCCTTCGTAGGGACAAGGAGTTCCTGCCATTCGCATAGCGTCAAATACTCGTTCGTCCTGACACATCAGGCTTACCGCAGCCACTCGCATTCCCATGTCATACAGGGTCTTGCCTAGCTTAATTCTTTCTCAGTTTTTTTCAGATGTAGCGCGGCCCCCAGAGAAGCCAAATATCTGCGTTTGTATTGCTCCTGACACGCCAGTAGTACAGAGGTCTTGCGAGTAACTAGAGCCA